TCACTTGAATTTATAATGGAAATCGACTGTTCCATCCTCGTATATTACAAGTTTATCAATAAGCGCTGAAAATGCTTCGAATAAATCCTGATCAGTTCTTTCCAGCTGTGCGAATGCATTCTTAATATTTGATATGTCGATTGTTTCTTCTTCCTCACGCTCAAGCATGAACAGCTTATCGTTCAGTTTTTCAATTTGTTCTTCAAGCTCTTTTCGCTTCACCTGGAATTCCGTCTTAGTGATCAACTGATCTTCCAAGTACAATTCGATTAGACGTTTTTTCTTGTTTTCTGCATTTTCAATTTCTATTTTCGTTCGCTTGATCCGGTTTTTCTTCTGCTCTTCAAAATCAGACTTTACATCTAGTTTTAACTTCTTGCCCTTTTGTTTCAGTGTTTTAATAACAAAAGCCCGCAAGTCCTTATATTGCATCGGAGCATGGTTTACACAAAGAGCAGTTCCACCTCGTCTGTAGGCGCTACACTTCAAATAATTAAACTCTTTCTTCTCACGTTTCTGATTGTATTTGTACGACGGCAGCACAACCATATTGCAACCGCACACACCACATTTCATCATTCCCCGTAACTCATTCCGAGGGTTAAAACGCTTTTTACGCATCTTGTGTTCTTTGTTATTAGCTTTCTCATACTCTTCTTCTGATATGATCTTAGGACACCAGTCTTTGTAAACAGTCCATTTTTCTTTTGGGTTGCGGATAAATTTTTTCCGTCCGCCTATTTTGACTTGAGTATGTCTATTGGCAATAAACACGCCACAATAAATAGGATTCTTTAAAATCGTTTGTACTGTAGACAGCTGCCAAAACTCAGTCTTTTGAGGCTTTACAATGTTTCCAAGTGCCAATTCTTCGTTAAGCTTGAGAACGATCCTTTTATGTCCATATCCATGATTATTATGAAGATCGAAAATAAAACGTACGACTTTTGCTTCTTCTTCATTGATAGCTAGGAATTTACCTTCTTTCTTAAATCCAAAAGGTACACGGCCGGAATGTTCACCACGGCGGGCTTTTGCTGCTAGTGCCCCACTGGCTGCCACTGAAATTGTTTGAGGGTATTGGGCTGCAAACATTGAAAACATTTCAAATTTCATTGAGTTTTTGCCTTCATATAGGCTATCGTAGCCCTCTTCAAGCGTCACAACTCTTACACCGTGAGCCAATAAAACCTCTCGAATTTCAAGGGCATCTTTAAGATCACGTGCAAGCCGGCTGATTGATTTAAAAACAACCATCTTCAGCTTTCTTTTTTGCGCCTTATCTAAAATGAGTTGCATTGCTTTTCGATCAAGCAGCACTGTCCCGCTTATCCCATCATCTAATTGGATTGCTTCATCTTTCCATTCGTAATTATTTTTCTCAATCCAATGATGACAAATATCAATTTGGTTGGCTATTGATGTCACCTGTTCATCTTTTTCTGAGGAAACCCGTGCGTAAACTGCATAAGGGTAATCTTCATATTTGATGATCTCCTGTGTTTCTGTCTCTTTGAAGAACACTAAACCACCCCATTATTTTGCATTTGGTACATTTTAGTGTGATTATAGCATAATGATTACGAACCTCCTATACTTTTCCGGTTGATTTTCGAACATTTGTTCTTGTATAATTTGTTCAAGGAGTTGATCAGAATGAACGAGGGTATTTATGATAAAAGATGGGAACAAAAATTTATTTTGCCTGAGCAAAGGACAGCGCTATTAAATAGGAAGAAACAAGTCCAAAAAATTGAAAAACCCATCTTAGATGAATACCAATTGGAAGATATGGCCCGTGTTATTTGCGAGGCGATGGAATTCAACTCGGTTCTGGTCATCGGTGTATACAGAGACGGTTTTATCGAAGAAGTAAAAGGACATGTCCATTACATAGATGAAGTAAAACAGAGGCTGCACGTGAAGGATTTAAAAGGTGATACAAATTTTATAAGTATAGATAAAATCATATATGTCCAAACTGCTTAAAAACACTTTACGTATAATATGTACTGTGATAACATAATATATAATCAATTGCGGTGTACAGCTTCGGCTTACACTTAAGGGGACTGGATGCGTCTGGTCCTCTTTTAATTTTATAAGGACATTTTCCAAAGAAAAACAGAGGGAACACTTAAGTTTCCTCTGTTTTTGGTATACTTAAATATAGAGACAGAAAATTAAAATCAATATGTCATTTGAAAGGGCGGTTGGCTTTTGGTTAAAGGAAAGACTACAAATGGACTAATGAGGCATTTGAGGGAGACGCATGGGATTTCCGTCAATGGAACTAAACATAAAAAAGAATTACTAAATATGGGCTATTACCATGGATATAAAGGGTACCGTTTTATTAGACAATCCACAAATAGGATACCCTATAATAATTTTGATGAAATAGCTGCTGTATATCAATTTGACTTAAACTTAAAGGCTCTTTTTTATCCTAACATTATGTTAATTGAAACTGCTCTAAAAAATTATACACTTGAAACGTTAATTAAATTAGGGCCTGTCGACTTTGAGTACATCTTCTCTCATTTATTGAATGATTATAAAAAACACCCTGCTGGATCTAAAGACTACAGAAAGAAAATGAAAAACAGGCTTGCTTTAAGAAATAAAATTAACAATGCTATCGCATATAATTATTCGGAACAAAAAGCAGTTATTCAACACTTCTTTCATACAAATAAGCCTATACCTCTTTGGGCGATCTTTGAAGTAATTAGTTTGGGAGAATTTGGTTTCTTTTTGCAATGTTTAAATCAAACCACACGAACAGAAATTGCGAAAGATTTAGGTATGCATACAACTTCTCATAACCAGGATGGCCGCATAGTAGAACAAATTATTTTCTTAATAAAAGAACTTAGGAACTCAGTTGCTCATAATTCTGTTGTATTTGATTGCAGATTCAGAAAAAGCAAACCTCCTGCTCGTCTAAAATCATACTTACAAAGTGAAACTAGTATCTCTAATATTCAATTTGATAACATTGTTGATTATTTCATTATAGTTATTTTCATCCTGAAAAAGTTAGGCATTACAAAGACTGAATTAAAAAGACTAATAAGAAATTTTCACGAAGAATCCGAACAATTAAGAAATAATATTCCTGTTTCAGTTCACACTTCTATAATGGGATCAGATCTCAAAAACAAAATAAAGCAGTTAAAGAATTATATATAAAAAAACCCCCTCTCTTTTATGAAAGGGGGCTTTCTTCACTTCAATAATGCTTCAAGTTTTGCTTTCGTTTTTGGTCCGTAAATGCCATCAGGGTTTAAACCATTCATCAACTGGAACCGTCTTACTGCATCCGCTGTTTTCGGTCCATAATAGCTATCGATCCCAAAGTTTTTGGCTTTCTTATCCGGATAGAAATGCAATGCCGCCAGCGCTGTTTGAATCTGTTCAACAGCATCACTGTGCATCAACGGGCTCTTCACTTTGAAAATGCCAGAAGGCAGATTGAAAGATGATTTCTTTTTGCTTGAGCTTGGTTTTTTCACTGCCTTGGACGAAGTTGTTTTCTTGCTGGATGATTTGCCGCCAAGTGCTTTTAATTCAGCATCAATAGCCGCTTTAACCTCATTCCAGCGTCCCTCGTCTAAAATACGGTGAGGGCAATATTTTCCGCTCCAATCTTGATGCTTCCGTACACGATCAATACCCCATCCACGCTCTTTAAGCAGCTGCGCCACAAACTTGATAGCCAATTTTTCAGCAGCGTAGTATTTAGCCCCTCCTGACTTGCTGTAGCAGATTTCAACGCCAATAGACTTACGGTTCCCGGTACCGTTTGTTCCGTCTCCTGTATGCCATGCATTGCGATCTGTTGGGATGCCCTGCCTTACCTCTTTATCATCAACAGCAAAGTGAAAGCTCGTTGAACTTGTGTTTCCGATCATATAGCTGACCTCGTTAGCAGCAGATGCATCATTGTAAGTGTTATGAATGGTGATGTATTCCGCGGTCATCGGATTAGGGCATTTTAAAGCGTATTTTGCTTCTGATACAAGGTTCTTTTTCACTGCGATTGTCATAAATGATCTCTCCTATTCTGCTTTTGAATTAGAAAGAGCCGCCAGCTGGCAGCTCACTTGGTTAGATTGTGATTTTTCAGGACAGCTTTTTGCTGATGGCCTTTTGCAGTCACATAGTTGTTTTTGAACCATGCTGTAAATGTTGTGCCAATAGTAAAGGCTATAGAGCCCGCAGTGTACAGCGCATCCGCAAGCTGATTCACCTGATCCTCCGTAATATCCAAAGGTGATTTGCCAAGCATCAGCATTGTTTGGTTGATAAGTGCAATCAAAAGAAGCACCGTCCGAATGACCGTGCCTTTGTCAAAGTTTTTCATATTGTGTTTTCCTCCTTATTTTTGCAAAACAGTATAAAAAATAGCGATTGCGCCGCCAATAACGCCAGTGCATACCGCTGTAATGATAGCGCCAGTTATTGTGCGTTTGATCCAAGTTGTATTCTCTTCGATCTTGTTGAGTTTTTCGTTTAATGTCATGATTTGCTGGTCTTGTCTATCAGAAACGCGTTCAAGAACATTTACGCGCTGTTCGATCGTTTTCTGGCCTGCCTTCATTTCCATTATCTCTTTTTGTAATGCATGCACATCTGGTACCTCCGTCACTTCTGACATTAGTACGCCCCCCTTATATCTATTTCACGTTTTTCACCTCCTTAGAGGCAAAATAAAAAAGCCTTATTGACTGGCTTCTGTCGTTTCCTCGTATGGTTGACCTGTTACTTCTTGGTATTGGTCATGTGTAATGTATTGTGCCTGAACACCTTCTTTCAAGTCATCAACGGAACAATCGTTAAATGCCATAGCCTGCTTTACCATGGCTGTTGTGGCCCATTTGTAGAACAACGCAAATACCCAGAAATTAAGATTCACTTGTCATTCCTCCCTTTAAACTCAATACGTCTAATTTTAAAACTGCCATTTGTTCACCAAGAGATTGACTCAAAGCCTCTGCTTCTCTCCTTGCCAGCACTTCCGCTGTCAACTGTACACCTAGTGCATTTTGGGCCTTCTCAGCTTGTTTTCTTGCAAGTTTTTCGTCTGCCAGCTGCTGCCCAAGTGTTGCTAACTGCTCCATGATAGGGTTCGGCTCAACTTCATCAGGATACTTGTTTTTTTGATTGTCCTTGTATTCTTGATCAGCAGATTCATACCAAACATTATCCACTTTATCAAACTGCGGCCTCCATAAACCGTCAGGAGGCTGTACAGTTGTTGAATTCTGTGGCATCGGGCTTGCCGGGTCATCTAAGATTTTAGGTCTTAAATAATAAAAGTTTTCATCATACAAGAAGACTTGCACACTTATCCCTCCTTACAAAGTGAAATTATTGTCTATCGAAACCCCAGAAATGTTTGCCTCAATGTTTGCATGCTTTCCAACCAACCTTAATTCACCAGTTGTTTCAGCAATATATTTAGATGTCCCTGTTGTTCCAAAGAGCGTTGCAGCCATCGACTTTTGTGTTGAAGGGCGCGCTTCAGCTGGAAGTATAGCAAAAACACTATTGAAATCCGGCGAAACTACTTCACCACGAGTAAACACCTCATTTCCCCATACAGCATATTGAGGTTTTCTTCCGCCAGCCTTATTTCCATTGATTAGTGTTAAGTCATACCAGGTCATTTTTTTGAAATCTACATCAGTCATAAGGTGCTTCCAACCTGCCCAGCCTAAATTGCCATCAACATAGTTTGAATACATATTATTCTTATAATCTATAGCAATGACATACCCAAAAGTCCCATTACCATTACTATCAATGGATGTGAAATGAAAAAAACCCCTTGTCGATAAAGTCGTAGGAGCATTTGAGGGCTTCCCCGTGGAATAAAATGTTCCGAACGTCTTGCCCGCTTTTACAATTCTGTCCAGAAAATCGTCCGTATCAGCGATTGATACTAATACCCCGCCAACATCATTTGTAATTTTGGAAAGCTGAGCACCGTTCCATTTCGTACGTTCTGATGCAGTTATATGAGTAGTTGCATCTTTAACATGGTTATCAAACTCTGTTTTTGTTGCCTGCTTGTCATTTGTTACATTACTGAGCCCAACTTGATCTTTTGTTACCCCATGAGGATTGCTTTTATCGTTGATGTGCTGATCAGTATACGTTTTTGCGTTTTTTTCGGCTGTATCAGCCTTGTTTTGCGCCCCTGTAGTCGTTTCCTTCGCATTCCAATTTGAACGCTCTGTGGACGTGATATGGCGTGTAGAATCGGTATTGTGTGCATTGAACTCAGTCTTAGTGGCTTGCTGCACGTTGTCTACGTTTCCTAAGCCTACTTGTGCCTTTGTGACTTGGTTCGGGTTATCCCTACGGGCAGCCAATTCATCTGTATATGACTTTGCTTTATTTAAAGAAGAAGTGACGTCATCCTGCGTTGCTCCGATCTCTTGCAATTCCTTCAATGCTTGATAGGTGGTATTTTGAAACCAGTTGAACCAATCCGCAGGGGGATGGTCCATTGGTTTGTATCCTTCATCAATGGAGGACTGCGGGGGCCGCTGCCCGGCGTTCCCCCATTCAGGTAATTCTTTTGTAAAAGGCATATAAAATCACTCCTTAAATCGGTAAAGGGTAATCATCTTCAGGCTGAAAGATTCCGCCGAGTGTTCCCCCGTCTGTCCCGTCTGTTGAAAATCCATATTGACTCGTTTCTATAGAGTTAGCAGAGGACGAAAAACGAAAGGTGCCGTTTAAATCCACATAAGCCACCCGCACGCCTGCAGCTACTGTTTTTTGAACGATATTTGAAAACTGTGTTGCACTCATTCCGACTTTGCTCAAAGCTTCAATAGGTGCCTTTTTTACGATGATGGAGGCTGGCTCATCTTCGTTGTTTTCCTTACTGCTGACAATTTGTATTTCACTTGGCTTGCAGTTCAGTGTTTTTGCCAGTGCTTCAATGATCCGGTTTGTGGTGCCATCTGAAACATTTCTGGCAACCTTGCCGCGAATAAGCACACGATAAATTTCATCAGTCGCACGGCCCCGATCCTGTGACACGTTGTCACCAAGTAGATCCAGAGCCTTTCCTTTTGCCGCATCAATATCCCGCCAGTTCTCAGCTGTGGTTAGCGCGCTTTTAAGTGCTGTCAGCTGTTCATCGACAATTAAAAAAAGCTTTCCGATATTGCTCTTTTCATCTTTCAAAAAGGCATCGGTCAGCTTTCCTATTAAGTCTTTAATCATATGAGATTCACCACTATTTCATCAAAATGTACCTGGGCAACCTCTTTAGGTTCAATCTCAATGTTTGACTGTGAAAGGCTTGTCGCATCTTTCCCCATCTTGATTGTTACATCAGAGACACCATCTACTTGATATACCGCGTTGAATAACTGCGACAATATAACATCATCGCCCATTTGTGAGCCGGTATAGTAAGAGCCGTTTGCATCAATTCCCCCGATTTTATAAACGAGGTTGTTTTTGATCTGACTTACTCCATCAATAGGGAAGGAAGCATTTGTTTTTAAATCCAGCTGCAGATATATTTTGACTTCCCTTGCAAAATCAAATTTGACGGCGTGGTCAAGTCCGCTGGCGTCAGTTATGGTGACAACTTGCTCCCCGACCGTTTCAATTCCTGCAGCAACACTGTCAAACAGTGCTTGCGCAACATCATCTTTTGTACCGCCCAGAACATAAGCATGAATGCTTTTTGGTGGGTTGCCGTCCGCATCGGTCTGCATGGTATTGTTGGCAACAATATTCGCCGATCTGACGCCTGACACGCTTAGCAGGGCTGAAATAATACCTCCGTTTGTAGATGCTGAACTGCCCTCAACTGATTTCTTTATTCGTGCCCGGAATTCCGAATCTGTTTCCTCGTCGGCACCGCCTGCCGATGGTTCCGGATTTGTAACTGAATACACGCCCTCTGAGGGCTCTGCCTGCACGGTAATGGTATTTGCCGCAACATTGTTTATAACACCCTTAGAAAGCGAGACAGCCGTCCCTGAGCCTGTCCCATTAGCCTCAATTACAACATCTTCAATCAATTCAAAATAGATGCCTGATTCCGTAGTAAACTGAGTTTGTTCTTCAATTACGATGCCGGGTTCTCCAGTAAAGGACAGAGTCACAACTGACTCCGCAGCTGGCTCCCGCGTGATACCCGAGTTGCTGCCAAGACGATCGAGCTGCACGCCCTCAGACTTACTGACAAAGCCGCTGTTATAAACCCTTTCTGCAATATCCCACAAGCCGGCCAGAAACCAAGCAAAGATACGAATAATAATTCCTAATGGCGTTTTACTGGATGTGTTTACATCCTCCCCGAATTGTTCCCGAGCCCGGTCCTCCATACTATCAACAAGCTCGGAATAGGTTTGCCGTTGAAATCCCGTTTCATCAAGCAAGATCAACACCCCCTATCTCAATTGTTTCTTCATCCTCTTTTGTCATTTTCACATGCACTGCAAGACTGCGAGACTCTTTATCCATTAAAAAGTTCACCGATTCCACACTGGCAATACGCTCTTCTTGAGAAATGGCATTTATAATGTCATATTGCGCCTCTTCTTGATCAAACTGCTTTCTTAAAATGTTGCTGCGATCAAGGCCGACATGTTCATCGAGCTCAAACTCTCCTAAACTTGTTCTAAGGATCATTTCTACTGATTGAGCCAGCTCAGCATCACCCTCAACCATTTGTAACTCACCATTTTCAAAACAAAGATCCCCGTCTTTAAGCTTGAGAGTTTTCATCCTTCCCACACTCCTATGACAACTGGATCGTTTATACTGTGTGTGCGCCTCGAATCCGGATCAAAGGTTTTATTGCCGTCCAGGTTATCCAGTGAACGTTCAGCAAACGAAACAAACACGCAGGACCCTACTTTAATATCAGCTTCGACGTGTTTCAAAACAGGCGCATGCTCGATTAAAGGGTATTCATGTAGATACTCACCATCATTGGTTTGAAACAGCAATTTCAGATCGGCAGTGTGTTTCTCAGCATTGTAATTTACAACCCGTGCTGGCGCCGTTGTATGGATTGATTGTTTTATCCGCTGTTCGAATCCGTCAAAGAACTTTGTCGCTTTACTCATTAAATCACCCTACATTCTGTGAAAAAGTCTTTACCGTCAAAGGAATGAGAGCCATCTTTCACACGATATTTTCCTTTCGCTGTCTTGCTGTTTATTTCTATGATTGAAGCAACTGCGATACGATGCTGCAATAGGCACTTCACCTTATACCCTTTGAGATCATCTTCCTCAAATTGTTCAGGCGTTTCCACAAGTCCTGTTGCCTCTTCGAGCTTGAAACGTTCGTCATCCCCTTGACTGAGTGGCCGAATAACAGGACGGCCGCGCCGATAATACATGACTGCCCCAGCATCATGAATGACCTCTTCAAGATTGTTTTCAATCAATCCGGTGACACGATAGCCTTTTTTATAAACTTTATTTTTAGGCAGAATGATATTTTTCACTTTTATACCGAGCACACGCAGAAGCTTATCGACAATTTGCCTTGAGGTTGTGCCAGCCTTGAACGTGATTTTCATGTATCTCTTACGGTATCTGACCTCTGTCCGAGTGCCATAATTTCGGACCGTTTTATATGTCCGGCCGTTCTTATCTTTTTTTACAGTCACCACTGGTTTTGCGAGCTTGTACCGCTTTTTCACGTAATATTTTTCAGCAGGATCAGCGTTTTCAGTGGTCACTTTCATATGGGTGTAATCATCGCCATCTTTTGAATAGATGGCCGTTACCTTATTCAAACCGTCCCAATTATTCAGCACCTTGGTAACTTTACCGATAGTTAAAACACCGTAATCGTCTTTATAACCAGCTTGAACAGTGATAGTGCTGCCTTTTTTAATTTTGCTGATTGAATCTTTGCTTAGGTTGTATATTTCAACCTTTGTTTCATTCGGTTTGAAGTCATCATCAAACGGGACCTCAAAATGAATCTCTAAGTCCTTATAATCGAAAGTGGTTTGTGAACTGCCGTTATCTATCGTGACCTTAACTACGCGCCCAAACAGCATTTTATTCGTCGCCATCGTCTTCTCCCTCCGCATCGTCCGAGACATCATCAATATAAAGAAACAAGGTTTGCATAAAATTCTCGTATGTAACCCGTGTTTCTGTATTCGATTCATCCATAGGGATAAGGGAAGGCGCAGGCAGTTTCTCGTTTACAATGTCTTCCCACAAAGGGACGTTCAAAATCAATTTTTCGCCCAGCACAATTGCTTCCATGTCTTGATCATATAAATCAAGTGAAAAACTATCGTCTGTTTGGTTGTAATTGATACGCAAAATGAACGTGTCATCTGCTAAATCAAATTCAAACTGCTGTGGTATGTCCTCTTTGTCAAAAGGAATGTAATCTCTTGATGCCATGCCTTTCCCTCCTTCATCTGATCCTCATTTTGACCCCTATCGGAATTCTTCGGTCCGGCCAGGGATTCAACCGACGCAAAGCATTTACTGTGGTGCCGTATTTACGAGCGCAGCCCCAGTATGTGTCGCCCTTCTTGACCTTGTGGTATAGCTTGCTGGATTTTTTTGTTTTCTTCTTGCTGGCTTTCTTCTTTTTCCCGGCTGTTTTCACTTTCTTTTTGACCCACGGGCTTTTTGCAATACGGATTTCTTGCAACTCAATTGAAATAGCAAAACCGTTTGTGTAATCGCCTGTGTCGCGATCTATCTTTGTGATGATCACATTTTTAGCAACCTTACGCCCGGTATAAGTCAAAAGAGTTCCAGCATAAGCCTGCTTTTTCAGATATTCATAATCACTATTTGCTGTTTTGCCTAATAAATAGCCAGAGACTGTTGTCGTCTCTGGCTTTCTTTGAACATGGTCCGTGATCGGGACCCCTTTTTCAACAGGATATGAAGTTACCTCCACATCCGCGCCGTCAGATTCCTTTTCATTTACAAGATTAATCTTTCCGAGCTTCGCCAATTAATAAGCCCCCTCTGGTGGATAAAGCGACTTCAGCATGTCGAAAACTTCGTCAAATGTTTCAGTTACAGCCTTTTTCACCTTGGTTTCTGCCCCTTCACTGCCGCCCTCAACTTTTACGTTGATCGACGGGTTAAAAGTGATATTGACAGATGAACTGTTTGAGCTTGTAGCAGCCTTTTCTGGTGTGTAACCAGTATCCGCGCCAAGCTCCCGACCGAGTGCCGCATACATTCCGAGTGATTGGTTTCTGTATCGTGGCTCAGTTGTGATGACATACTCCCTAAAGCCGTTTTCACCAAGCGCAGCGACTTGTGGGCTGTTAATGACTCCACCTGTCGCATAACCTCTATACGGCCCACCATGAGCCATAGAAACGAGCCCAGGGTGTTTTAAAATACCGCCGTATCTGCTGTTCAAATAGTTGATAGCAGCAAGGATCTGGTCAACTGGATTTTTAATATTTCCGTGCCCCGGTTCCTTGTGAGCGTTGAATGTGCTTGGAATGAACTGCATAAGCCCTTGAGACGGGTGCCCGGCTTTCCAGTTTGAATCCCATCTGTTCACAACATTAGGATTTCCGCCTGATTCTTTCATGGCAATGGTTTCAAGTGCGCCAGCATATTCAGAGCCAAGGCCCTTGATTGATAGCGCTTGAGCTACCCACTTTTTGACGGCTTTTGAGCCGCCACCTGAAAAGCTTTCAGCGTAACTGGACATTTTGCCTTTAACAAAACCAACGGCTTTATCTTTAACAAAATTAAAAGCTCCTTTTGCAAGATCGCCGAACGATCCGGACATAGAAGGAGCTTTAACACCCATATTTTCCAAGACCTTCGTTAACAGTTTGGATGGATGGCCGACATAATCAAATACATCAAGGGCTATGTCTTTGGCTTTTTTCACCACATGTTTTGCTCCATCTATTGCTGATGTAGCCTTGTCTTTGACCCAACCCAAAGCACCTGAGATACCTCCACCAACATTGCCACTACCATATGCAGGGAGAGCCGATAAAGCAGCCCTTGTCTGTTTTGCGGATAACACCTCAGTGCCTTTCGGAAGGTTCATCAGTGTATCTGTTGCAGGGCTAAGCCCTACGTGTCCTGAAGGTGTCCGATACATTTCAGGTCCAGCGTTTGCCCCTTTACCGTCTCCCAGTATCGCTGGGCCTCCCGGATGTCCGCCGGTTCCGTGCGCATATTTAGGTACTTCCCATTTAGGGATATGCTTATCTTTCAAACCGATCTTATCAAGGACCCAGTTCACTCCGCCGATTACACCATTTACGCCTTTTCCGAGTGCTCCGGCAAGTTTGTTCGCTAAGCTAGTCACACCAGACACAGCCTTATGAGCCATGTTCTTAATTCCATCACCGATTTTACCCGGAAGTTTCTTGGCCCCTTCGACTAAATCATTGAAACGGTCCATAACTTTTTGACGTAAATCAAGCGCCAATAACGCGACTTTATTTTTTATATAAAGCCATCTGTCAGTGATTGCTGCACCCATATTGCTTACAAGCTTTTTCACCATTCCGACTGCACTTGAGAATATTTGCTTCACTCCGTCCCACATCATGCGGAAATTCCCAGTGAATAAGCCTTTGAAAACCTTCACTATTCCCATAATAATGCCGATTGCACCCTGTATTATCGCAATGATATTTTTAAGTGCAACTTGAATTATTGAGAGCACAACTGGAAACACAGCAGTTACAATATTTAGGATGAAACGGATCGCCGGAATGACCACAGTTGTAATGATATTCGCCAGAAATTGCAAAAGAGAAACAACAATCGGAAGTACCGCTTGTATGATTTGCATGATCTGCGGGAATACCTGCTGCACAACTTGAATCAAAATAGGAAGTGCTGCTTGCGCCAACTGTAAAATGATTGTTGCCGCTACAGTAAGCAATTGAGCCACGATTGGAAGAACAGCCATGATGACTTGTTTAATAATCGGGAACACCTGCTGCACCGCTGATAAAATTAACGGCAGCACTTGAACCGCTATTTGTCCGATGGATGAACCTAAAAGCTGAATCAATTGCAAAACAATCGGAAGAGCTTGTTGTACAATGCTCAGTATCAACGGGAACGCAAGCTGAATCATCTGAACCAAAATCGGTAAGGCATTTTGCACAATTGAAACCAGGATTCCTGAGAAACTGCCTATTAATTGAATAATGATTGGCAACACTGCATTAATTACGCTCAGAATGACTGGGAAAATCGTCTGGAAGCCTTGAACAAGTAACGGCAGGATGCTGCTTGCTATTTGCAAGACACTTGTCCATAAAGTACCCGACATTTGCATCCAAGCTGAAAGCAATTGCTGAATCAGTGGCATGATTTGCGGACCGATTGTCTGGAACGTTTGCGAGATAGCTGCAGCAAACAAAACAAGCGTGCCGCCTATTTGAACGAAAGCCTGCTGAAGTTGTCCGGCCAGCTGCTGAAACTGTGGCGTCAATTGCGTAACCAATTGCCCGAAAGACTGTTGAAGCGTGTTGATGATTGGCTGCAATGCCTGAAAAACAGTCGTTAGAACAGATTGTACCGATGTCCATGCCGTCTTTAAGGCCTGGCTTACATTTTGGTTTGTTTGTTGCATGCGATACAAGGCGCCGGCAACACTCAAAATAGCACCGACAGCCACACCGATTGGCCCTGACACTCCGAGGAATGCAAGTCCGATCGCCGCGACAAACGGAGCAACAAGAGAAACCATTCCTTTAAAGCTGGATAGACCGACTTTCAACTGCTCCATGAATCCTTTTACGATGCCGTTTAGACCGTCTGACAGCCCTTTTCCGAAGAAATCAGAGACTGTCTTTCCGGCATTATGAATGAAGCCTGACACGGTTTTCACAGCCGTTTTATAGGCCGACTCAATTCCAGCCACTAACTGTGGATGCGATTCACCGAGACGATCCCATAATTTCAAGGATTCAGCCTGCATTTTATGAATCGCTGTGATCGCCACGTTTTGTGCGTCCTTGAATCCTTTCATGAATGCAGGCTTTAACCCCTCAGCCTCTTTGATCATCGTATGGAATGCACCGACAACCGCCGATTTCCCCATGTCAGCAAAGCGTTTCATCGCGTCTGTTGCTGGCTTGAACCTCTCCTGCAGCTTATCGAAATTCTTGTACAGCAAATAAATGCCGGTTACAAGGAGAACGATGGCCCCCGCTACGACATACACCGTGCCTGACATAGCAGCCAGCCCGGTTACAACTGGACCAATGAACATCCACAAACTGCTGAGAGCTCCGAGGAACCCATTAACTAACCCTACCCCTATCGCTAGTGGCGATAAAAGTAGGGTTAAAACAGGGATGAGAAGCATAAATCCTTGGATCATTTTCGAGAGTACAGGGTGCGCCTCATTAAACTGAATGATCAGCTTCGCAACGGCCGTAATGCCCTTGTATATCGCCATCGCAAACGCTGCAAACACTTCGATTGCTGGCTGAATGGCTTTCAGTAGTGTACTGCACATCTCTTCCCATGCTTTTGAATAGCCGGGAACTGTTTGTGTTGCCGCTTTATGAAGCCCTTGGAACATGAAAAAGTTTGTAAAAGCCGCGCCCAGTGCCACCATTTGAAAACGCATATAACCCTGAGTGATCATCATTGTCATATCGTTTAGCTCTTTCATGTTGGCAGTAGGCCCGAGCATTTTTAGAGCCAAATGCGCAGCAGTACCCTGCTTCGCCATGTTCTCAAGCGTATTCGATACGGCAAGGCCCGCTTTATTGACTTGATATAACGGGTTTCCCATTCGGTCATAGTTCGCCGCGATCTTCTCAGATTGAGTGGACCGAGCCATCAATGTCCCTACAGTCTGCAGCATGCTCATGCGCATCATTTTGTTGTTTTTCATCATGTTGTCTGTTACTTGCTTGTGAGCACGTCCCAGCCTGTACACTTCATCCATAAACTGCTGATTGGTACCGGACCAGCTGTCCATCTGGTTCCCTAACTGAAAGAAACCGTACTGGGCTCTGATCATTTCATTCCGGAAACCGTTCATACCGTATCTTTCTTCATTCCAAGCTCGACGCATTTCATTGAGCATTTGTATCGTATCGGCTTCCAGTCCACGAGTTGAGCCGCGCAAGAAGTCCATTTCCCGACTATACTGCCGGATTCCCCTATAATCTGGGGCCGGGACAGACACTGCAGCCACGTTATTCTGAACGCTTTGAGTGTTCTGCTGTGTAACGTTTGCTGCAGGTGTACCAATACGGCTCATATCAACGTTATTCAAATTCTGCCTGAGTTGATCAATTGACTCATTGGCATTTGTTATAGAAGTCTGATCAACATTGATATTGACATCAGACGGCAGGCTTTGAATAAGTCTGCTTGTCTCTTGTACCTGGGTATTCAGCTGGCTCAAACGGGATGTAACTAAGTCGATTTGAGGCCCTAGCCGTTCAATCGTCTGGCTGGCGGTTTGCAATGACGAGTTGTCCAGTATCATACTCATATGGATGTCTCTAAAATTCCGCTGTTGCCTTTGAACCTGAGCCATCCGTGTACGCATCTGTGAAAAACTGCCCCCGGCATCGCCGACATGATCAACGAGTCTATCTATTTGCTGATTTGCTCTTTCTAGAGGGGAGGTATCAACGTTCAATTCAACGTCAATATGCGTACTTCTTAATGCTTCTGACAACGTTCATACCCCCTCATTTCCTTTTGTTCCTCTTGTTTTCTTGCTCAATGTGGATGTCTAGTGCTGCGTTTGCTTCCATCAGCGTGTCGAGATCCATCGCCGCGACCTCTGAGAAGGAGAACTTCTCAGACATCACGAGCCGATACATAGGCCAGTTGTCACTCGCCTTCTTTTTGTAATACTGCCTTGGTTTGGGTTTCGTCGATAAGAAAGGATTGAACCTCTCTCATTAATTCCATGAATCCTTCGTGTTCATCGAAATATTCATAGTTTACTTTCGGATCAACAACAACTTCTTTCATGTACAAATCATATAAATCTGCTGAGGTAGGCTTTCCTGTATTTAGGTTGACTGCTTCATCCTGTAATTCAACCATGCGTCTTGTTCCTGGGTGTTGAAGAGTGTACTCAGTTCCTTGGATAGTTACTTTCTTTTGTTTACCGAATTTTGACATAGGTTTTCCCTCCGCTTGTTTAGTTTGCATATATTGAAAAGCAGCCCTATTGGACTGCTTTCGCGCGTTTGATTTCTTCTTTTTTGCCATAGCTTAATTACTGTTCCAATACTGTATAGTCAAAGACTTGAATCTCGAACTCACGATCTCCAATCTCGTCACTGAATTCTGCATCAGCAGGCTTTTTGACCATCGCTTCTGTGCCGCCGATTTTTTCCTGTCCGCCCGTAACCCAGATAGGGAAACGCTGGGCCGTGTTTGCCATTTTATTCAGGTATGGTACAAATGGCGATCCCATGGAAAGAGTCAGTGTAATTGTTCCGAGTGGGTTGTTTTTCGTTGCAACACTGACATCACCCTTGGCGCTGACTTTAGTCGAGAACTTTTCTTCGTCTTTTGCACAAGAAACCATTGTGCCCTCGGAATAACCGGTTACGATTTTCCCGTCAATGTTCGTGTTGACTTCGTTTGCATCATAAACGTACATGCTTTATATCCTCCTTAAATTGAGATTTCACCAGTGATTTCAGCAGAATGAACCGCGCCAGCCAGCTCAAAAGTAAATGATAGGCCGTCGTATACACGGTTTTTTCTATTTTCATCTGTGATTTGATCACGGGTTTTTGTGCTAATTGAATACACTGGCTGCCCGTCTGCATCTTCGGCAACAATGCCATTTGCAAAGGCTGTTTGCAGAACGTTTGTGACCTGTACACTCAGCAATGAAAAACCAGCATTCGAGAACGGGATTTTGCCGTTATTTGAGAATGCTGATTGAATAGAGGTTTCAATATTCAATTTCACCCAGTCTTTGCCGTGCAGCACGTCGATATATTCCCCGGATGCAGTAATGCCTTCGGATGTCTCGTTGTGGCCCGCTTTGGTTACATAAGCGATAGCCCCTTCTGTATGCAGCTTTTTCAACTCGTCTGCCTTAATATCTTGAGGTGTGATACCTACGATATTTTTAAACTTCCAAGTTACTGATCCCACTGTGTGGGATGCAACCGAACCAACAAGACCAGCGTCCGGATGCTCGTCATTTAACGGGTGATAGAAAACGATTGTGCGATCCTTGCCTTTATAAGAAGCAACTTCTTCCCGGTCAGTTACCTGTAAAACTACAAATTTATATGATTTCTCTTCCATTGCTTTTGCCGCTTCCATTCTTTCGTCCGCTGTAGCATCAGCAAGGATCAAGAAGTGCCAGTCCTTGTCGAAATACTCGTCGAACGCATTCCGAATGGAGAATGTTGCTTGTGTAGTCGCTCCTTCTTCTGGCGTTTCTGTGCTGCCTCCATACGTACCGATGGCAACCTTTGACGGTGCATTGTCACCCTGAGCAAAGATAGCCGCAGCCTTTTTATATGCTGCTGTGGTTTCCGGATAGTCTGCCTTGATAGCTTCTAATGAGCCATATTCTTTATATGTGTTGTGTCCGTCTACCTTCGCAAGAATCAGAGGTGTTCCCAATCCTTTAAGGCTGGACGGTTTCACTAAGTCAATTTTGACTGTAACGTCACTAAGTGGCATATGAATTACCCTCCTGTATTTTCAATTCGTACAGAGTCGAAAACCTCTGCATTTGCTTCTCCATGAGTGAAACGCGTTCTAAAGCGCGTATCAAAGCCGTGACGGCGTTCTGTGTCTATCGTGATAAATGTATCTCGATTACCGAAACCGTCGTTCCTGACCCATGCCAGCCCATTATCATGAAGCTTTTGACGTGCTTCAGCTGTTTTGAAGTACGCCGCTGTTTGTTGAGCAAGGGAAATGGCCTCAATATGGCTGTTTGAAACCCATGTAAAAGAGAAAACAAGCTCGATGTCTTCCGTTAACACTCCCTGTTCTTCAATGCCTCTATGTTGGGGCAAATACGGGGATGTCACGGTATATGTGCAAAAAGGATAGGCAGGTTGTTTACCTGTACCATTTGCAACGATAACGACATGGCCTGTTTTCTCTCTAATCAGTCCCAGAACTGTTTGTATTATGCTGTTGTAGTCCATCTGAATTGATCACCGCCTTTAAGATATAGCTGTTAAAATCGGCATATGTCCCATAAGGCGTCATTGCTTCAATATCAAAGGTGGCACCACCAAAAAACACCTGAGCTTTCAGAGGAATTTCATTCTTGATAAATAGCTGCCTGTCCATAGATGTAAGCCGGCCGCCAGATTGATAGATCAGTTGTGACTGTAAAGGTACTATTGCCCCTCTTTCATCTGACTTCGTCGGTTTCGGTGGCACCCATTCGCCGAGATCATCATATGAACCCTCTTCAGATGGAATAAGCAATGTAAAATCAACGCTGTACCGCTTAATCAGATCAGAAAAAATGAAATGATTCCCCATCAGCTTTCAACCTCATAATCCATAGAACCAATCATTTCCCCAGTATCGACCAATGGATTTGAAGAGCCCTTCTCCTCGGTTGTAAATGGATGGTTTGCCGGGTTCCGCAAGTCTCGGGCATACACTTGAAGCCGCCCTTTCGCAAGCAGGCCGACTGTTTCCATAATGTCATTCATTGAGTCGCCATTTTCTAACGCTCTATTGACCAGATCTTCTACCTTTTGAACGATCTCTTCCTCGTTCTCGTCCCATCCAGCACGGATAAATGAACGCTCTGGAATGTTGATATATTGAGTTTCTTTCTTGAGGTACAGCCCTTTTGCAGCAAGGTAGTTCCTCATTCGATCAGTTACAGCAATACGGCAGCCGAATTCATGAACAGCCGCAATCATTTGCCGCTCACTGTCCAGGATTCCAACTTTCACCTTACCGACAGAACCGAGGTTTCTTATGACTTCTGGAATACGGTTTCTATCTCGTACCCGAATGTTTCTATGTGCCATTTGATCACCTCAGTGGTTTAAAACGAATTTTTTTGTATGGCCGAAAAAAATCAAGTGCTGGTTTATACCTTACGTCATCCGCCGTGTATGTCTTGCTCATTCCGCCAATTGATTCAGACTGAACACCTTTCGGGCTGTCCCGATCAATTTCAATCATGAGAGCAATTCCTTTCTTCACTGGGCCTGGTAGTGATTCAACCCCATCTGGACCGACAAAAGAGTTATTGCACTCCTCCTTAACAAAAGAAATCGCGTCTGCAAGGTCTATTTGTAGCTTTGCATCCTGGGATGTGTCATCAGCTGGAATCCCTAACCTGACTTTTAATTCTGCCAAGTCCATTTCTCTCATTCCTTTCAAAGAACCGGTTCATATGTCGCAAAACATCGGCAATTAATATCATTTGATGGATCACCGCTTTGCCCCGGCGCTTCTGCTGTTACATGAACACCATTTTTATTAATGCCAAGATCAAACAACTGATTGACCATGCGTTCCTGCCCTTCTAAATGGACATGATCAGCATGTTTAGTCTCTCGAACCCTTTCATCACCCACGTTGTGCCAGGTCTTTTTCATGTTGATACCCCGCGACTGAGCTTTTTTAGCAGCGTCGAGCGTTGCTTTTTCCCTTGTGCGATGCATTTCTGTATTGGCTATGCGCTTCGATCGGTTGTAACTCAGGCCGACATCTGTCTGCAGCTCCTTCGCTACCTGAGCAAAACGTTTCCGCTCAATAAAACCGCGTTCAATTGTCTTGTTAATCTGCTGTATTGTCTTTTTGCGATCAGTTTCAATGGCTTTGTCCATTTGTTTACTTTTAATAGCCCACTGAACGTCTCCGGGAGCCCATTCAGCAGGCAAATTCATCTGATTCAGTGTTGCTTTTGGCCGCGCAAATTTTATCCCTAACGCAGCCAGAACGCCAAGGATCAGCCAGCTGTATGATGATTCGTAAGTTTCTTCGAGAAATTCTATAATCATCGCTTTGACTTTCGCTGAAAGATCACTAATCAACGAGGTGATTTCCCGCTTTATACGGTTTAGATCACCGTGTCGATTAGCGTCAGCAAGTGTCGGTTCTTCGATTTGATCAAGTTTGACGAATAACGCAGTCAGCTTTGACAGCACATTTTTTGAAGCACGCTGAAAAAGCCGCTTGAGTTTCCGTAAGAATTCCTTAGTTTTACGGTTCAACGGCTTCAAAAGCTCCTTTTCAGTTTGTTCTTTATCCACCGCTTACCCTCCTACTCCTCGGCTGTTTCTTTGGCGTCAGACTCTTGTGTGTCCTCGGCTTCTTTTTTATTTGTGCCCTTGTCCAGCTTATATCCAAGTCCCTTATAAATTACCTCGAAAGCACGTTCCGTCACTTCCAAAGAGTCTCTCCCCTTCTTGATCCTAACCATTAGGCAGTGGCACCTCCATCAACAGCAGGGACTAAAGCTGCAAAGGCATCCTCTGCAAGAGTAGTGAATCCGACTTCCATAGTTGCTCGAAGTGCGAACATGTCACGCTCGAATAAGTTTAGAGGTTCGCCGGCTTCATCTACAGTTGTTGTCAACGTCGCATCCTGAGAAATGGTATATTCAATGTCCTGAAGAATACCATAACGCGCATAGTCCCAAGCCCCTGTAATAAGGTCAGCTTTTGTTTTATCCCATGATTTGCTGTCAACAAACCCAATAGGCAACCCAAGAGCTTGAGGTGTTGCATCTGCTGTCACTTGGTTAAATAGTGGCAGCCCGTTATTATCTTTTGCAGCGCGTAACTTTTGACGGAAACGTCTAATAGTTGTAAATGCATCAGGATCTTTGTCTGCATCTTCTACAAGCGCCATTACTGCAGCGAGATCGTCATAAACAGTTGCCCCTGAACCCGCGCCAGTACCAGATGTGATCTTTTGGCCGGACTTGTTGACTCTTTCCATGATTGATACACCTGTCTCAAAAGGCGATCCCACCCCAAACAGTGCGGCTTGGTCAAACTTGATTGCAAAAGCTTCTCTAATAGCTGATTGCATTTGAGTAAAGAAGTCAGCAACTGTGTAGCGTAAGAATTCTTTTGAAACTGGAATGATAACCGCAAGTTTCTTCGATGTCATTTTTGCTGTGAGCCATTTGGCGCTGCTTGTTTGAATGCGTTCACCTTCACCAACCCAGTAAGCGCCAGGTCCTTCTGCTAAGTACGTGAATGTCTTTACCGGTTTTGTCATCGGTTCATATTTAGCAAGCTGTGTGATTGCAGATGTCTGCATAAATTCTTTCAACACAATTTCTGCTTGTTCTTCTGGGATTTTCCCAGTTACTGCATCTTGTAGTAATACTGTTTTGGGATTAAATGTTGGCATAATAGCCCTCCTTATTTTCTGATATTTGCTTGGTTAGCGAGTGCCCCAATATCAACCGCCCCGCCAGCTGGTGTTGGATCACCTTTTTCGAAGTTAGTGCCGCTCTCTTTAAACTTGATATCTACGGCATTCTGAACTGCTGCATTGAATGTCTCTTCAAACTTACTGAGATTGGCAAGCGTTGTTTCCTCGTCTTCGCCAATAAAATAGTCAATAACTCCTTTAGGCAACTGCTTTTCATCAGCTACATTCAAGGCTTTATTGACTAGCGCTTCACGATTACGCGCTGCTCTTTCTCGTTCAATCTCGCTTCTTAATTTCTCCAATTCAATCTGTTCTGGTGTCTTGCTAGGGTTACGTTTTTGCAACTCCTCTTCAATCAGACTTTCAAGATTGTTTGACTTCCATGTATCAAGACCTTTTGTGAAGTAAGAGTCCAGCCGTGGCTGAATGAATCGTTTTCCCTCTTCTGTCTCAAGGAACCCTTTCACCTTATCTGCTGATACGGCCGAAAGTTCTCCTACAAATGCTTTTACTTCTTCATTGTCTTTATTTTCTTCGAGAAATTTTTTCACTTCTTCTAAAGTTGGCATTACGTTTCTTCCTCCTTCGCCCTCTACAGTGCGCGCCTGTTATGAGTGCATGAAAAATAAGCCTTTTTAAAGTCATGCTCAGGACAAATACAGATGATCACTTTGCAACCTCTTTGAAGTCATCATCATGTCGATTCTTATGCCAGTTTCTCGTTGTATTGTATTCATTTTTCGCTAATTCCCATTGCCATATATCTATTTCAGCAGGCGGATTCTCTCCATTTGACAACGCAATTGCTTTCTCCATAGCTTTTTCGAGTGTAGGGTAGATTCCTACCTTATGGGGATAACAGTCATAATAATCATCACTCGTGTACTCAACTTCAAAGAACGTCATTACTTACACCTCGAATGTCATCATTGTCCTTTTCATCCTCAAAATCATAAGCATCTTGTTCAGCTTTCATTCTCTCAATCTCGTATTGCACATCATCGACAATAGAGAGTGTTGAAAGGCGTGTCTCTTCGCTTACCTGGCCTTTAAGTTGTCCGGATGTCTGAGCCTCTTCCAAGAGATTTGACGGCAGATTGCGCTTGAATGAGAACCATACCTTTAAATAATCACCTGCTGACACAAGACCTTTTTTCGCCCATGCTGAGCAAAGCAATTTGTACTGATACCGAAGGGCAGCAGTCGTTTTCCTCTCCATCGTGATGCACTTATTTTCAAGGGCCATCAGCTTGTATTTCATTGCAACGCCTGTCACATTCCCGCCGAATGATTCATCAGAGAAATTGACCGACTTTGCAAAACGAAGAATGTTTTCTTCAAGCCTGTTGAGATGGTTTTCGATCATGGTGTCATTAATGTCTTTTGTCAGGAATTTGGCATCATCATCTTTCCCAAACATTTCAAGCACACCGGTCTTTTTCAGTTCTTGGATGTCTTCATCATCCATACCAGCGCCCTTTAAAATCAAATAAGCTAGCCGTAGCTGTTCAATCTCGTTTGATGCATCTGAAAGTGTGCGATCGTATGCATCTATAAGTTTAATTACCTTTTCCACGTCGCCCATCTGTTCATCATTGTTAGGCAACCCGAATAAAGGGCAATAATCAAACAAGTGGAGCTTCTTCTCTAATAAAGTCCAGCCACCTTTTTGTTTTTCAAAAAAATAGGCCATCTTGTCATCGTAAAAAGTGGCTTTTTCACGCTCTATGCTTTGATTATTAACCCAATCAAATACCTTATAATATCTAAGTGCGAAAGAAGGCTCTGTGATGTCATTCTCAGCAATAATGACAACTTCCCATGGATTTACATTCGCAATTCTTACCAAGCCGTCAGGAGCGATATACACAAGTCTAGCACCATATCCACAAATAGCTGCTTTCTTACCCCATTCGCTATCAGCATCAGCAATGTTATTTATGGTGTTAAAGTTATTGATTTGCTCTGCCAAGGCCGTATTTTTGTTTTCCCCGTCTTTCTCCGTCTCGTATGAGATCGGATGGCCGAACATATACCCAACCTTTGTATCCACTATCTCAGCATCAAAAGCATTATTCAGGCGATTGTTTACCAAATGGTCAATACGCCGAACCTTTCCTGTTTCAAAATCCTCGAATTGAGCTGCCTCACGCTGTAAGATCGGCACACCGGCAACACTAGCCATATATCGTTCATACTGAGCTATGGCTTTATCTTTGATCGGCTTATGCTCTTCAATAATCTGTTCAATGATTGGACCGTCTATCTCATTATTTCGAAGATAATTTAAAAACTTGTTCATGTTTTCACCTCCTACAATCGCACACGCTTTTTGATTGGCTCCATGCTATAACGGAGCGCATCAATGAAATGGTTATATTCATCGACAGGCTTATTGATAAGCTTGCCGTCTTTGTTTTTGTCCCACACATAGTTACTAAATTCCATTGCAGCATTCGAACATTTCGGATGAATAAAGATGGTGAACTGCTGCAGGAACTGGATGCCTGCTTTAATACTGTCAGGCCCCTTCTCAGCTGGCTTGATCTTCTTTAGGCCGTATTTACGGAGCTCTGCTATACTTTTTTGTTCGGCTGAATCAGCGATGATCAATTCTTTTCTGTAACCCATATCAGTGATGGTTTCTGCTATCTCGTTATTTAAGAGCCCGGGCTTATACATTTCATCGAAAATATAAAGTTCACGGTTTTTAATATCCACCAACGAACAAGCCAGGGCAGAAGGATCGGTTGTAAATCCAAAGTCCAAACCGAAAGCCGATTTGACCCCTTCACGCTTGGCTATTTCAAAACGATCAAAGGCAAATTCACGCCAGTTAGTAAAGATGGCACCTTCCGCAATACCCCATTCGCCCAAACCTTCAATTTTATAACGCCGTAGATTGTTCTTTTTCATCCAGTCAAATAGCTGCCTGTCATCATCACCTAGAAATTCGTTGCATTTGTAATTCGTAGTGAGAGCCAGAATATTGTTATCTTGGACATCAAAAAAACGCCGCTTCAACCAGTGTTTTTCATTCCACGGGTTAAATGACAGCGTAATTTGTTTAAAATATCCGGGTGGCAATTCACCCCGAATACTCATATCAACTTTGTTAAAATCGTCTTCGTTTAATATCTGATATGCTTCCTCAAACCAAGCCCAGCAGAGAAATCCTACATCAACTGTGATTGAAGTTACACTCATTGGATCATCTAGACCACGGAACAAAATCTTCTGTCCTGTCGGCTTGTATCGAATCTCTAACGGGCTTTTAGTCCATTCCCATAGGTGTTCAACTTTAAGGCGTCTAATAGCCCATTTAAGCTGCGCATACGTTGAATCTTTGTGATCTTTGAAGACTTTCCTCACAACAAGCGTATTTGCTTGAGGGAATTGCATCATGCGGTAAATAATGTTCAGTGCAGTTGTGGTGGATTTTTTAGAACCACGACCGCCCTTTACCACTCGATAACGCCCTTCATAATTCCAGAAGGTTTTATAGCCGCCGCCCACAATCTCTTTTAAACTCACGCGAACAGTATTAATCATCTAAATCATTCACAATCTCAACTTTTATATCAGCGCCACCATTTTTAACAACTGCTCTTGTTTTCTCGATATTCAAGCGCATTTGTTCCAATTTAAGACGCCGCTCGTCTGCTTCGTGAGCCAGCTGGTCAAACTGCTTGATCAAGCCCCTTAGCTCTCCCATTGCACGAGATTGAGCATTCAGGAATGTAGCGTGACGATCCCACGCAAATTGAAATTCATACTCTTCCTCTTCAATTTCGCTGACCTCAGATATGAGGGACCTTTTCTTTTTCAATTCTTTAATCATTTCTTCCTTATCAGAAACGAACATGATCTTTTGCGCCCGGATAATGGCCGCATATTGAATCTGAATCTGATCCCATATCATATCGGCAGGCGAACGTTCCTGAATCTCTTCCATGATCTCAAGCGTTTCTTCTGGCAGGAATTTAGAGAAAAAGCCGTGAGTCACAGCGTTTTGATTCCTCTGTGGTGCGCCGCCGTTGTTCCCTAATGCATTCTTATTTCCGGGTGGTGCGCCTGCCTTTTTTGTGTGCACACTTTTTTCAGTGGGTGCACCCTTTTTTCTTTCCCAACCATGCCGCTGTTTCCACGATTTTATGGTGTTCACTGACACCCCGTATTTCTCGGCAAGGTCCTTGTATTTCATACCTTTGACGTAATCTTTCTGCGCCTGAATGTGCTTCTCAGCCATCTACATTCACCGCCGCCCCCTTTTGAATTGAGTTGTTTTGGAGATCATTTTCTCGTGATGAACTCGTCATCGTGTGCAAGCTGATGAATAGTGTCTTTCCCTATCTCCGCAAGTCCCACAGCCTGCATATATGATTCTGCGTCATATACAGTCATCGTGGTACCGTCTTTCATATTGAAAGTAGCAACATAGCCATCTATCTCATGAAAGTTCTGCTCCATCCAATTAATCAGTCCGTTAGTAGGACCAGGAAAGACTCTCTTCACATTACTCATATAGCTCCCGCCTTCATCAATCCTTTTTGGTATTGAAGGTTATCCCGTGAATACATACCGCAGTCCAAAAAATAAATCCCATTGTCATAAACGGGTGTGCATAAATTGTCTCCATGCTATTCCTCTCTCATATTCTCTCTAAACCGAGCCCAAACTCAGAGGCTGTCAGCCGCCAATAGTCTGATCTGAGATTCACTGGACCCGGTTTACAGAGAACATAAAAAAGAGCCATATAAGTTCAACGGCTCTTTCCGCTTGCAAAATTTGTCGAACGAAAGCGCCCTTCATAAATAGGTGGCAGTCGTAAGACAAAAAAAGCACCCTTTAGCTGCGGGTGCAATCAACGTTTCTTTTTATAGCCTTCAATGTCTTTTCTCAAGAATAGACGATCCCTATTTGTTGTTTTAATCGGAATCAATGTTTTGTAATCCACCAGCTGCTTGAGGTTCTGTCGGCTGCATCCGATAATCTCAATGGCTTCAGATGTCGTTATGACTTCTTTATCCATGAATTCTCTCAGCTCGTCAATACTTTCAAAAACAAACTTAGTCATTCCGCGTGTTCCTCCATCTAAGGATAATATTAATAATAGTGATTACCAACCAGCTAAGAGCCAAAACCATTGTAATGATATCCAAAGTACCAAGATGATCATAATCAAAGTTTGCAAACACTGTCACAAACAGAACAAAGAATATTACTGTTGACCCGTCTACTAATTTTTTCATATAGTTGAGCATGGAACTCAAAGTGTTATAATATGGTGAGGGGGAAGTGATTCCCCCCATTGGGTTATTTGCGACGTTTCTTCTTGGCGGGAGAACGTCGTTTTTTGTTATCCTTCATTTCCTTGATGTTCTTGACCATCGTTGTAATTCCGGTAAGGATTGCAACCAGCCAAGCCAAGTCCCGAAGGATAATTTCAACCATTTCCATGCTCTTTCAACACCTCCTTTCGATACTTTAATTATATCAATTATATTTACCACCGTCAATATAAATACAGATAAATTTTAGGTTTTTTACCAAAAAATATTGTTTTTAGACAAAAAAACAACCTATTCATGCTAAACAGAATAGGCTGTGTTCTGCTCTATTTTTCATTTTCAAACGGGAACGCTCAATGTTTTTCTGCACTGTTCCTTTTTTAATGTCCAGCAGCTGGGCGATCTCTTCAAAGGACATGTTTTGGACAGTGTGCATGATGAAAATGTCCTTTTCTCTTTCGGTAAGTACAGAAAGGGCATCAGCAATTCTTTCTTTGTCCCAGTCGCTTACCTCTCCTTCTGGCTCCTGATTGATCGCATATTCTTCTGGCATCGCATCAATGATACGAGGATCAGCAAGAATCGTTCTTTGATAAACGTCCCTTCTGTCAGCTCCCCGGCGTGCTCCTGGTTGCCTTCCGTTCTGCAGCCATTCGAGAGTGAATTCAATATCGCTGATCATACTGCCAATGATCTTCTTATCGTTCTTTTGTTCTGCTGTCATTTCATTTTCTGGTGTTTCCGAGAATGCCCGGTACATCTTTCTCGCTTCTTTTAACGCTCTTTTGTATTCAATGATTAAATCCTGCATGTTTATCCTCCTCTTATTTACGCTTAAAAGCGCCGCCTTTGCCTCTTCTTAGTGTTTGCCTGTCTTGCCCCATCATTTGCCGCCAAAACCACTCAGAACGCTCCTGCGCGTTTTTATTGGGCTTTTTCTTTTCCTTCATGTCATCCCTCCGCTCAAATAAAAAACGGACACCAAACAAACAGCTAATGCTGTAAGTTCAGTGTCCGCAGGCTTTCCATCTTGGACTTATTTAGTTTTAATTGAATCCCATTTGATTCAATGCTGATTTTACTGCAAGTGGCACCACGTCCACAGGCTCAATATTTGGATTCTTTTTATATTCCACATAGTACAGTGATATTAATTTTGAAGTCTCACTCACCATTTGCATTTGCAGTGGCATGATTTTTTTCATTTCATCAAACATCATCTGCATTTCAATATCTGAAAACTTATTCCCCATCACTCCGCGTCCTCCAATAACTCAGGATTTTGATAAACGTCGCCGCCGATCTCACATTCACCCCAATCAATACAATCATCAAAATAATTGTGATTATCGGGGAATTTAAGCCCGTAGCGACCATCTTTGTAAAAAACAATCATCGGATGATCGTTGTCCATCATGTCTATATCTTTATCATAAATATCTTTGCCGTTCTTATCCTTCAACCCTGTGCCCCACATGAGAACCGACCCTTTTTCATGACTCCCTGTAATGAAATGTTGAAACCCGTAACTATCTTTACGCCACAAAGCCCACTGATCACCGATGATCCCCAAACTTATCCCTTCATCATCCCAATAATGCATCTGCTCGCCGTCCCAAACTCTGTATGCTTTCATAGAAGCGAACCGTCCATGATAAGGACTTCAATTTCAGGGTTGTTGAAAGTCCCTGAAATATAGGTGTAAGACATCGGCTCTCCATCTTCACCCTTTGTTTGCGAATACTTAATAAGCGCATAGTCTCGTTCCACTTCTCGGATTTCATCGTCTTGAAAATTTTCGTAATCGTCCGTGTCAGAAATATACTCGTTGTAAATCCTTTCAGCATCCGCCTCGTCTTTCGCTTTGATAAGCGCGTAATATGGATCATTGATTTCATAGAATTTCATTGTTCTTCCTCCTTTAATTGTTTGGACGACTGAAATGATCGGGTTGTCTGTGTGGTTCATTCCGCTGCCCCCGGTATAACTTTTTTGATCATTTTCAAAGCGAGAGAAGCTATGTCTTTCACATCTGTTACGCGGAAACATTTTCTCTCTTCTGTATCGCACAGAGGAATTTTTATGGCTATGTTGGACTGTTCATAGATTTTATATGTGCTAGTTTTTCTATTGCACAATGCACATGGTTTACTTTCCGTTGATGAGATGCTCCCTATTTTCACGCTATTTCCTCCTCAACGCCCATGCTGCAGCCACAATGCGGGCAGCGTGCATCTGGGCGGATTATTATATCTAATTCGTTGTGACCACATTCAGGGCAGCTGTATTCGATCATGCTGTCATCCCCCTATTCCCAGCCGACTGCAATCGCAAAGAATAAAACCAAAACCATCGCCCCAATGAGCCAACCGTTTGTCTTATCACGCTTTGCAATGATAGTTTCATCACCGATCATTTTCAGATCGTCTGACTTTGCCACCAGCACCGGTATGTAATCTGGATGTACTTTCAAATATTCCGCCGCCTGCTCAACTGTCATCGCTTCGTCTTTCGTGGCTTTGACTGCCCGCTGAAGCTCAACTTGTAAAGGGATCATTTTGCAGCACCTTCTTTCCTGAACGAACCCCAATCAAACGTTTCAAGGATTTCAAGTAGCCTTTCAACTTTTGGCGCCCTCCAAGCTGTCATTGCGTACGTATGAGCTTCTGAAGTGTAATGGTGCTTGTTCAATTTGATGTGATTCTTTGCTTCTGCTTTTGTCAAAAACATTGTATTTGGTTGTATAATGTGAACCTTTCTTTCTGGAATTAATTCCGCTTCTTCATCAATGTATTTTTGAATCCACTCAATAGCATCGTCATAGTCGTCCTCAATTTCTTGCAACTCTGTTAAGGCTTCCTTAGACAGCTCACTATCTTCTTTTATTTCTTCTAGATAATCATCAAAAACATAGGCTTCTGCAATATATGGCAGGTATACAGAATAACGTTCTGCGTTTTCCTCCCTAGCTTCAACCCATTCATAATCACCGACTGTCCAAAACCGGGGTGCAGCTTGAGAGTCATGATCCTGTGTTTTCAATTCATTTTGAAGCTCTTTCAAAAATTGAATATCCTTGTTCATTTCGCATCACCCTCCAATGCTTCAATTCTCCCCTGCAATTCTTCCACTTCATCCTCTAAATTGCCGTTTTCAAATTCAAAGTCTCTTATTGACTCTGCCTGTTCCTCGACCTTTAATTTTAGTTCATCATTTTCTTTCGAAAGCCGCTGAATCTCTTCCTGAGCCTGCCGGAATTGATGTACCGTTACTTCCTGCTGACGCTTGTTTTCCTCGATGATTTCCTGACGCTTTTCAGCCAGTTCAGCTTGTTCAATCAGAAAGTGCCAAGCTTTTTCTAAACCTTCCCCGCATTCGGCGTATTTCTTTAACCAACTCGTGAAGATGGTAATATCAAATTTTTTAACTTCCTGTAATTTATCCATGCCGTTCCTCCCCCGCAGGGGAAAGCCCCTGCTATTAGAATTTGTGGCCGATCCTATAATCTAAACGAGACAGACCGCCCTTAATTGTTTGAATGATTGTTTCACCGTGTTCTGGGGCATCAAGGACATGTGCAGTGCCCTCGTTCCCATCTAAAATAAGAATCTGTATTTTGCCCGGCTTAATTGCCTGTTCAATTGTTATATCTTTGCTTAAATTAATTTCCTGTGGTTTGTTCACCTAGCGCGCCCCCTGTGCATGTGCTATGATAGAAGTACCAGTTCGTATCAGAGCATCGGGGCTAACGCTTCGGTGCTTTTTTGTGTTTAATAGTGGTCTGGTTTCCATCCAGTCATCGTGAATGCTGGCGATGGTTTCAATTCCTCCCGGTAAACTATCGGATGTTTTTTCAAGTATTCGGCCAGCTGTTCCGGCGTCATCTTCCATTCTTCAATCGGTCCTGGCTTGTAAGGATTGATGCTTTGCTGTTCCATGGTATCTACCTCCTGAATTGATTTTGGGTATTTCCGTGCCGCCGAGCTTCTTGCAATCAGAACCCATTCGGCTGGCGCATGCCTTAAACTGAGAGCAACGTGTCATACAGGCCATGAGTTTATCTTCTTCCTGCACCCACAACGGCCGATCGTCTGCGATTACCACGTTTAACAGTGGACTTTCCCGCCTTTCTTTTGAGTTTTTTCAGCTCGTCCAGCTCGATGAAGCCAAGTGACTTATCCAGAGCCAGCACCTTGAGTGGCGTATCGTAAAGCCGCTCATACAGCTTGCGTTTGATGGCAAATTCTTTTGTTTCCACGCCCTTGATGTCAATGATCTCAATGCTGCCGTCCAAGTTATGAACCTCAAAGTCTGCAATATATTCAATCTTCCGAAAAGTTTTGCCATTCTTTTTGAATGCTTCTTGTAGCAGGAACCGCGGCTGCAGCTTAAAATCTTTGATCTGCTTGCTCACCTTGAGCCATTTCAGCTGCTCATAGTATTTGGCTTCGGCGATGCTGTGGAACGTGATGCCGTCCACCTGTGTTTTTCTTGCGCCGTATTTATTTGCTGGCATGTGATGCCTCCAAAAGCTCAGGATCTTCGTAAATGTTGCCGATGACTTCCACATAACCGTTAAAAAGCAAATCGCCCAGACCATTTTCTATTTTTGAAACGTTCCAAAATCCCCATTTAGTTAACCATTCAACTTTTCCTATACCGGTATCAACTCCGCCTAACTCTTCCGCGCCGTTAGTGACTTTCACAATATCTCCCTCATAAATTTCTCGATCGTTCTTGTCCTTAAATCCGGTGTATTGCATCAAATAAAAGGGTTCATCATCTGGGTTCTGACCTAAAGCAGCAACACGTCCATCAGATGACTTTTTAAAATCTACACGGCCAATCCAAGCAAACGGACTGTCAAATTCCGGTTCAAATTCATTTTTAAACTCTGCATCGACTATTCCGTGTGTATAACCGCTTCTGTCTTGTGAAATCTCACTCACCCTAAACATGTGCTGATATTTATTGCTCCAAGCCCGAAACTTGATTTCCCTCATTCTCCTTACCTCCCGTCATTTTCTTCCCATTGCTGAATCTGCTTTTCTTTTGCTGGCGCCGTGAGTATGATGGCCGGCAGCAGGATCACCGCTTTAAGCACTGCGCATCAGCTCCATTTGTCTGATCTTTTCCTCAAGCACCCGAATAGCCGGTGTGAGGTCCTTGCCGCCCTTTTGTTCAGTAGGCCCGAACAAATACATTCCTTTGGATCCTATAACGTTCGTTTTCTCGTTCAATCCCAATCACCCAATCTATGATTTAATTCCATCCGGTTGCCCTGAATGATCACCGTGTAATACTTGCACATCTGGTAAATCCGTGACCCTAGCGCCTCGTCAACGTCCAGCAGATCGTCCGTTGTGAGCTCAGAAGAGATCAGCAGAGGTTTATGGTTCAGGTAGCGATAATTCACAACTGACTGGATCTGTTCGACTTGCCATTCAGTTGCCCTTGGCTTCCCATCAACTGGCTTGAATAAGTCATCAATGAACAGCACATCTGCTTTTCTCATGGCATTCAGCTTTGTTTCCAGCTGGTCAAAGTCATTTTTCAGATCACTCATGCCCTCAACGTAAGGAAAGTACAGGCAGTGAGTCGATTTCTTCTTAATGAGATTGTTCATGATGGCCGTTAACAGATGGGTTTTGCCGCTGCCCGGCTGTCCCAGCAGAGCAATGCTATTGGCACGCTCTCCCTTGATCTTTTCAAAGTCTTTGAAGTATTCGACCGCACATTCATAGGCATCTTTAATCATTTGGGGTTTGCCCTCTAATTTGAAGTTGCCAAACAACAGCTTTTCGAACTTTTCTGTAATGCCGCTGGCTGCCATGAGCTTCGCTATTTTCTTTTGTTTCACACACTCACATTGTTTGGAATACGTCGTTTTCCATTCCCGAGCCTTATCCGGCGTGCAAACCTTTCCTGCAAGGTAATCATCTTCAAGAACCATTTCATCAAGTGATAGGCTGTCCAATGGCTTGTGTTCTTTTCTCAACCGCAGCTCAGTGTCTTTGTGGATGCGGTAGATCACAACGCCGCGATCCTTGCACTCGGAACACTCATACTCAACCTTTTCTTCTGATGCGGCCTGTTCTGTTTCCCAGGAACGCGATCTTGCTTGAAGACCCTTCATCATTGCTTGGAACGCTGTGTCTATACTGACTGCTTTGTTTATTGCCATACTGTTGTTTCTCCTTTCTCTTTTGGCTGAACGGGTTTGACAGGATCGCCTCAATGTAGCTCAGGCCAACATTGCTGCCTTTATTTCTGAAAGCCTTTTTCATTGCCTCGATGACCTTCTCTTCGCCGTAATCATCCACCATGTAGCCGATTCTTTGCGCCTCAATGGAGCCGATAGAACGAGCGACCTTATTTTCGAATAGCTCAAAAGCGTTTTTCATTTTCGGATCAACCTCCTGCGTTTCTTGTGGTGCTGGTGCAAGTTCAGGAACAGGCTTTTCAGATGGTTCCTGCTCCGTTACAGGCGTTTCAAATGAGATCAGCCTGTATTGCCCTGCCTTCCTCCCCTGCGGCTTATATTCAATTCTTTTAAGATCAATCAGCATCTTTCGGTGTTTGATCAACGTATTTTCGGAAATCTCAATCTTTGCTTGCAGAGTGGTATTTGAAGTGGTGAACCACTCTCGCCACCCTGCCTTATTGTTGATGTGCAAAAGATGAAACCATAATGCTTGAGTTGTAGCAGACAACGGATTCGTTTCTAGCCAATTCATGAAGCCGTTCATTTCTTTCAGGTAGTTCATGGCTCACCTACTTCCTTTCACACAGTGCTGTCATTCCGCTGATGCGGACTAAACGTAAGCCAGGTTCATTTGTTCTGAGATAGCCTTCAACATAAGCACGGAACAGCTGCGCGCGATTTGGCGCCCCTTCCGTCAGCCATTTGTAACAGAAGGGGATGCCGACTTTAATCAAATGGGAGGTCATCTTCGCTGATGTCTACAGGCTTGCCGTCAAAAGGATCAGCGTCCTGCGCGCTTGGTTTTTCCTCAGATGGTTCGGCATCAATGATTTCTGGCTCAGACATTTCGTCAGTGATGTCAATGCGCTCTCGTTCCTCGTTATCCTCAATAACTGCCTTTTGCATTTCAACAGAGAGTATCCCCCACTTGCTGAGCATGGATTTTAGAACGGTTTTGAGTGCCATCGCATCCCAGTCCTTGCCCCAACCGAAGTCCGACTTGCTAAATTTCTTTTTGTGTTTCTCAACTTGCGCCTTTGTCCAATAGACAGTTTTTCGGAATCCATTTAATAGTTCAAAATAAGCAGCATAACCAATAACCGACTCCGATTCTCGCTTTTCAAAATCAATATCAATTTCCTCGGTCAACGGATTCCACTTTTGCAATTCTCCTTTATGAACCGGTATGCAATTGATAGATTTATATTGGCCCGTCCGCAAAGCAAGCTGAATGTACCCTTTGTAACCAAGCTGAAATTGCGCGCGGCCTTTATACGGAACGATCCAGGCATAACCTAAGTTCTTATCCACTGGCAAATCAAGTGTTGCCGCCACCATAGCTGATGAAATTACACTCATAGGGTCTGCCTTTTGAAGAGTATTTTCACTGCTGTATAGGCTTAAGATTGACGCTGTGAATTGAGACGCCCTTTTCCCCAAAACTTCTTCGAATCGTTTCATGACTGCCGGAGAAGAAAGCAGGCCCTTCATCGTTGTTCCTTGCTGTTGTCCTGGGGCACTGTTTTGTTTCTTCTGGATGTTGTCTTTAAGCGTTTGAATTGTAGCCATATTCAGCTAACCTCCTTAATTCCAAAGCGCCTGAATTGCACTTCTTTTGTGACTTTCTCGTATACATCTGGAAACTGCTCTTTTAGTTTCTTGCTGTCGATCCGGTTCGTTGAAACTGACTTCCAGCTAGTTTGATAGTTTCCGATGAAGCCGTATTCTGCTTCTTTCATTTCGTGTTTGATCTGGTTTTCTAATTCCTTTGCCTGCAATGTAAGTTCGTTTATCTGTTCTTTCAGATGCAAATACTGCTGAATGCGTGTTTTATTATCAGATGTGAGATCAACGACTTTGCCGCCTTCTGCCTCGGCATAACGTTGCTTGAGATATTCTTCTGCAGCACTCGAACCGTCAAGAACCGGAGCCTTTCCGCCTAAGACCTTTTCATTCCAAAATTCAATCTCAGCCTGAAAGATCATTGCAATGAGCTCGTCATCGCGCTCAATCTCTTTCCAAACGAATTTATTGCCGCCGATCAGTACAGCAAAATATGCTTTTTTATATTCTGGCCCTAGCACTCCTAGATAGTGTTGGACCTGAACAATATAGCTGTCAGGAATTTCGTCATCTTCCCACTCTTTAAGGTTGTATGCCGATGTGGTTTTGCACTCCAATATGGCTTTTTCACCCACAATCATTCGGTCAACATTCGCCAATATAAAATCGTGCTTAGGATGCCTGAGCATTGCTTTTCTCCGCCTTACTTTTTTACCGCTGCGTATCTCAAACTCTTTTGCAACAATATCTTCAAGAAGTGAGCCGAAGTAAGCAGCCTCACTGCCAGATTCGCTCACAGGCACTTGGCCTGTTTTGTCTAGCCATAATTCAAACGGTGTTTGCCATTTGTTTATGCCTAAAATTACGGAAGCATCTGAACCACCTATGCCTTTCCGTCGCTCAAGAAGCCATTCGTCCCGACTCATGTCCGCTGTCGAAGCGAAAACCTCTGCTTGCATCAGATCAGCCCCACCTTTCTTTTGTACTCTTCCGCACCAAGCCGCTGCCATTCTCGGTAGTGATCCATTGAAGGGAAACTAAACTGCGCTTTACCGTTTTTGGCGAATACAATTGAACCGCCGACCTGTCTCAAACGTTGCTGATCCTCCGCACGCTCGCTGAATGCCACTTTTACTGCTCTTGTCATCGCTGATCCCCCTCCGCTAAAATTCTTTCTCCTTCTCTTTCCAAATAAGCTCTGCCATCATAAGTAAGTGAAACAGCTAAAATCTGTTCTTTTGGAGTTTCAGGCGATTTTATACCTGTTAATCTTTCAAATTCATCACCTTCAAAACTCTTTATAAAGGCTGGGTCAAACTTCTGTATTTCTTTAAATCTCTCTTTCTCTTGGTGACTAATAGCGATGTATAAATCAATTTCATTAGCATCACGCATTAATTTGATGTGTTCACTTGTCAATTTCATATCCAGCAAACCTCCATTGATTTTTATGAGGCGTTTTGGTATAATTAAGTAACTATTTAAGTCAAAACGCCTTACTGAGTCCACTCTGCCAAGTGGGCTTTTTTATTGCTCATTTTTAAATTTGAAACCAAGCTGCTGTTTTAGGTAACGATCAAGATTCTCTCTCAAAATCAAAGTTCCGCAATCAATCACATAATCATCAATTGGTGTTACTTCATCCCCGTAAAAATCCTTTGGTGTTTCTGGCTCAGTCAGCTTGTCGTGCCAATTGTTTAGGATCATTGGATTTTCGATCATTCATATTCTCCTTTCTGTAATTTGCTGTACGTTCATCCCAAATCAAGTGCAGTTCGCTATGATTTCGGATTCTTTCACACCACGCTCGGACCTCCAACGCTGTCGCTGGTTTATGAACAAAGTGAACCATCATCCTAAGCTCCTGCGTACCACTGATAAATCAATCCCACGCTGTTTCAGCCTCATCGCTGCATCATATAAGCATCCCTTATTTGAAATCCGTTTAAGATCCTCAATGTTTGCTTTGATACTGCCAAGGATGTCTAAAGCTTCCTCGTAGTCGCCTTCTTTCAAAGAGTCCAGTAATAGTTCAGCCAAACTTTCAACTGAATTTGATTTCCGTTTTACGACTTCTTCATCTGACTTCAAAAAATGGTTGAGTTTCATACGAGCATCGCCTTCCTTTCCTCTTGTTTTGACATAGCAACCCGATCCATTAATGCTTTGCGCGTCCACCTATCGGCCAGCTCTTGCATGCTTAAACCGTGACTCCGCACTAATGAATAAATCAGCGTTTTATTTGCTGGGATCAGATCAAATATTTGTTTGATGTCCCCCATCGGTATATCATCTGACCTTCCAGGCCGATCATTTGCCAGCCAGCGCGCTAGATGCTTTGTAGCTTGCAATGCTTCTTCGAGCTGATGAATCATATTGATAACCGCACTACTTGCACTCTCATTTAACGCTGGATCAATAGGCGCCGCCGCTGTCGGATGAAGCTTAAACAAGAAATGCACTAGATCAATGTGTTCATAGGCTCCGCAAGCTTCAAACCACTTGATACACAGATCAGGCGTAAGAGGAAAAATACCGTTTTCCACATTGGAGACATACGATTGATCTCTATTCCCAATCACCTTGCCAATTTGATACTGCGACAATCCTGCCCTTTTGCGTTCTCGCCTGAGAATGCTTGGTAAATTGTCCATATTGTATGGATTGTTCGACATATGTTTGCCCCCTGATATATTTAGTTTTAACTGGTAAAATTTAAGTAATGAAGGAACTAGCTGGCTTGCTGTTTTTTCAGCTTATTGATGATGAAGGCTTGTCCCTTCGGAGTGATGCGCATTGTCAGCCAGGATTTCGGCGTCCCGTTTACTTGGCGCACCCCCTGTGCGATCTCAAAGAAACCTCGCTCGATGTATTCCTGGTATGGCTCATTCTTGTTGGCCATGATCATCTTCCATTCGCGCAGCTTCTGAAACAGTCGCTTTTCACCAATCATGATGCCGTTTTTCGAAGCAAGCTTTGCCAGTTCTCTCACAAGCAGTGATTTTTCAGCCGCCATGCAACTCTGTGCAAAGTTGACCAGTGGCTCCTGAATCTTCAATGTTTGTTCAAGTCTCTGCCGTTCTTCCTGTTCGCTAATCCATCGCTTTGCCCGGCTGACTGGATCTTCGATCATGTAGGACGGTTGAGTCATTTTTTGAAGCTCGGCTTCCATCCGATTAAATTCAGCAATGTATTTTTCTTTGAACACTGCTGCTTTTGCACCCGTATAACCAAAAACCAAAAATGCGAGTCCATCACGTTTGATCAGATATTTTTTCAATAATCGTCCTGTTGGATCTTCATATTCACTCAACGAAAAATTTCGTTCAGTAAAATCTTTAGAGCAATTCAGTGTTTCAATGCTTTTTATTACATCGGCGTGTCGTTTTCCGAATACCTCAGCCACTGTCAGGCTGTCTGTTACGGCTTGGTTGCCTTCAATAAAAACAATTTGATTCATGCTGTTACCTCCTTGCTTGTCCACCAAAAAAAGGTGAAGCAGAATATTAAGCGTGAAGCCTTAATTCTTTTTTAGAAGTGAAGTACGGCTCAAGAGCTTTACGGAAACACTCTTCTCTGTCCATCGTTCCGTAATATTCTTTGCCCATCTTGATGTTTGTTGTTTTTTTCTTAGTTTGTTTCGCCAATGTGATCACCTCACGTCAGTGTATTCGTGTTGGACGGTTGGACTAACCAAGAATTTTGCTTGCTTTGGTAATCTATCAACCTTTCACTTGTGGTAAAATCTTCTACGTGAAAGGTGGTGGAATTTATGGCTACTCATGTATATGCTTGTCTTTGCGGTGAGTGGGTTAACTTGTCAAGTGACCCTAACTGTAAAATGGGTGAAAATATGACTTCTCCTACCGTGTGGTGGGAAGAAGATGCGAAGATTTGGAGTCCTAATAACAAAGAACAAGAACATACGATGTATCAACAGGATTATGTTTATATCAATTACAAAAATGCTGATTATCGTATTCACCCAATGTTCATTCAGATCAAGCATTCCTAAATTCACGTTTTAAGTTAATTTCTAATAGTTCTGAGTCGTCAAACTGCACTTTGGCGACTTTAGAACTGAACAACATATCTACATGTTGTTTGATCCGATTCCATTCAGACTGAGACATACCATTCAACAAATCGTTTAATTGATCTATCTTCTTTTGATTCATGTTTTCACTCCTATGCTGTGTGCGTTTTTAAATTACACGTAATGTGACATTCATCCTCAAAAAAATATGTCCAATCGAAATCAAGAACACCCGCAATGCTTTTAGCAACTTGTGGCGTCGGATTCCTAGATCCTGATTCAATCATTGCATATGTTGTTCGTGCAATTTTTGCTTCTTCCGCGACTTGTTTTTGAGTCATTTTGTGTTCTTGTCTAAGTTTTTCTAGCCATTGACGTTTTTGTTTAATATACATTTTCTCACCTCCATGTCACGTATCGTGTAACCATATAATAATACACACATCGTGACTTGTAAAGAGAAAATTACACAATTTGCGAAATTAGTGTATTGTCACAAATTGTGACGTTATAATAATCAGGAAAGGAGCGTTTATTATGCTTGGTATGCGATTAAAAAAACTCCGTAAGTCAAAAAGCTTAGAACTAAATAAAGAAATTAAGCAAGAAGAAGTGGCAAAAAATATAGGAGTTGGCAGAACCACTTATGCGATGTATGAGCAGGATAAGCGCCAGCCTGATTATGAAACTTTAATTAAACTTGCTGATTATTATGAAGTCACAACTGATTTTCTCTTAAGAGGAGAAAGTCAGGAGGCTAAAGATAAAATCTTCAACGAAGAAGCAAGAAGGATTCTTGAAGATCCAGATACTCTGGTAGCTGCTGCTGATGGAAAAATAACAGCTTCAATTTTAGAAGCAGCTCAACGAATTATTGCTGAGCAATTAAAATCAGGAAGACAACCCGGAGATATAAAAAACGGGAACAAAAAATAA